GGCCAGAGCCTTCGTATAACGTGAAGAGAGTGAATCGTAGAGGTTATCTTCGATTGCTTCCTCAGTTAGCGAGAAGCCCATAGCGATTGTCTCGTGAGTGTAACGAGCAGTCCACGCTTCTTGCGCGTTGTCATACTCGATTGCAGAACCTTCACCCTTAACAGGCGCGGCACTGAAACCGGACAACTTAGTTTCTTCTTCAAAAGAACGATCCGAAGATTCAGTCTCGAAGATTTCGGCAGCCTCATCACCATACTTAGCGTATTCGAGACCAAAGAGGGCGTTTAGACCCGGTAGTAGCTCCTTAAGGAGTTGCGCTCTTGAAATAGCCATTTGCTAGTCTCCTTATACGCCAGTAGTTGAATTGTACTGGTGGGTATTGAGCTTAACAATCAACTCAACAAAAGCATCAGCACCAGTTGCGGTATCTGTGACGACATCAATTACTCGCACAGGAATAGTTGCTGTAACAGCATCTGAGCCAGCGAGGACTGATTGTCCAGAATCTCCAGTAGCAGTGTCGCCTGCACCTTGTACTACGGCCATGTTAGCGCCGACAACAGTACGGTCTTCTGCGGTTACTGCACTAGAACCATTTGTTACGGCAACTTTGAAAGCCGCCATAGGATCGTCTACTACGATAGCAAACGCGCTAGTAACGCTAGTGCCGGGGTAGTATTGAGCCGGTGTGAACTGACCCAGAGAATTGACGTATTGAACGCCAACACAAACACCCACCGTAAGACCACTAGTGGTACCGGTGAACTTCTCACATGTGCCCGCCGCTACAGTTTGAACCATGTCACCCGCGAAGATAGCCGTGTTGTATGTACCCGCAATAGGAATAAGGCGAGTAGCACCAGCGTAAGGCATACCGTCGATACGGTTGATTGGCTTAAAGCCGTAGGGAGCGCTGACTGTTGGATAAGCCATTGTATATAACTCCTAAAATTTAATTTCCGCTGCCGAAAGTAACCTTCGTCTTCCTATCGTGAAATAGGGGCATACGAGGATCATTTTCGCGCATCAGGTTATTGTCCACAGAGTGAATTTGCGATTCAGCTTGGTGCTGGTAGTAATCGTTTCGCTCTCGGACAAGCTCTTCTGGGGCCTTACACAACATCAAACCACCAACGATGACATTATCTTTAAACCGCGCATCAGCGACAGCGTCAGTAAATATCTCGGGGTGATCTTCTGCACGTACAGGTTCCCAGCCTTCACGTATTTTCGAGGAAATATTAGTGGCATCAGATTGACCATTAGTCGAAATACGAACCCAGTGGTAAGTATAGCCGTCTTCAGGAATTGGATCAGGCAACACTGTAGGTCGCGTCCAAGCCTTTTTACGGGCTGTTCTTTCACGAGATTCAAGTTCTCTATTCTGTCTATTCTGGCTCATTATTGTTTCCTCATTAATTCAGCAGCCTGTTTGGCGTAAGTTTCCAGCGGCACTCCGAGTTTTTTCGCAATAGCAATTTGTGATTGCGTTAGCCTAATTTTCTTAGGTCCTGTGCTCCGCGTAGCGGGTGCAACCACATTACTAGATTTTCTCTGGGCGCTAGCCGGTTCATCTTCAATCCCGTCATCAAACTGATCGGGGAATACTTGTCGCATACGAGAGTTAATTTTCTCGTAGTAAGTATCTGATTGGGGGTCTACCCCCTCTTTCGTTAACTTGTTATGCAACCCTAATGCAAAGGCAGTCATCTCGTCGTCTGAGCCGAACCACGGGTTATCATCGCGCCATGTTTCTGCTTTTACGTCTCGCTGCACTTGAGGTTGAGGTGCATTTACCTGCGTTTGTACAGCAGTTTCTTTAGGTTGTAAAGCCTGAATTTGCTTAGGTTTCAACCCGTTAACTCGCTCCATACGGATTTGTGCCGTATTTAACGAGGTTTGTGCCTCTAATATGGCATCGGGTTCGCCAGACTCGTACGCCTCCTTATACTGTTTTTTAGCCATAGCAAGTTCGCCTTCAACCTGCTTTTTAGCTGACTGGATAAGCGAGTTATGGCTCTGGTCTACTGAACCTTTAAGCTTGTTGTTCTCGGCTATAAGGTTTTTAGCGTAATCTTCTAGGGCTTCTCGCTCACGTAAAGCAGCTTCTTTAGCCCTGCGCTCGTCGTGGTAGCCCTTACTAAAGTGCTTAATTCGACTTTTTACCTTCTCAGAGTAGTTCTCCAACTCTTCGTCGGTTACGTCTTGTGGTGGTTCAGACGGTTTACGCCCCCTATCCTCTGGAGGTGTATCGTCTTCTACCTCAATCTCTACCTCACCCGCCTGTATAGTATCTTTAGCGGACTTCATATCTTCCCGACCAACGGCACCCTCTACTTCTAAAGGCGCGTCTTCTTCGACAATATCCACTTCTACTTCTTGGGTATTATCTTCTTTATCGGGGTCTGGAAATTCAAACTCTACTTGTTGTCTAGGCATGGTCTATTTCCTTATGCGCGCGAGACTGCTCGCGGATCATCGACGACGGCCTCAATAGAGTCGTCATTCATTAAACGATATTCCTGCTTTCCAACTTTAAAGCGCGTACCAGTATTGGCACGGAACATCACATAGTCACCTACCTTGCACCAAGGCCCAGTAGGGAACCTTTCTTTGTCGCTATAGGCTTCTGCACCCATATCCAACACACACCCAACAGTAGAAAGGATGTATTCTTCTCTTCGCGTCTGGTCTGCCTTAATAAGGCCGCTGCTCCCAAACGTCTCCTCCACGTTAGGCAGGGCAATAAGCACCCTGTAGCCTACCGGCTTAGGAATTGAGGCTTCTAGCTCCTCTTGGGTCTTAATTTCTTCTTCTATCCTTTGCTTTCTCTTCTCTTCTAGCGCAGTCATTGCTGGGGATACTGAAGCTTCCGCTCCTACCCCGCTAACCGTTATAGTTTCAGTCATCGTTGTCGTCCATATAGTTACGCGAAAGGTCATTCACTTCTCTTAATGCGGCGTTTAGACCCCGAATCACGCCACACACTTCCCGATATTCAGCAAAGTCTTTAGCTCCGCCGCTTTTCAGGAAATCTTCGCTGGAGCCTTTAAGCTCCGTTAGTTTTTCGTTCAGCACGTCAAAGACGGTTTTAGCCATTATCTTCCCTGCCCTCTATATTCTTTGAAACTACGACGTTTGTGTTTGTTCATTGAGCCTACCTTCAAAGCCCCGTTGCCAATGCTGGTGCCCTTCTTACCTTTATTAAGCTGTAAGGCTTCTCCTGAAGTAATACCTGTCTTTTTAGCCACCTTGCGGTCCTCGTGGTTGTGTCTGTTGAGCCTTAGCCATATCCAGAATTGCCTTGGCCTCATCCAAATCATTCTTGGCTTGGGCTTGTTCGTTTTGCGCTGCTATGCGGCTGGACTCAATAGCGGCGGTGGTTTGGGCTTTCTGCGCATCCAACTGTAGGCGGGCTGCGGCTTCGGCAGCATCAGCCTGATCCTTAGCTGCCTTACGTTGTTGCTCTTGTTGCTTCAACTGTAGCTCAGCTTGCTGCATCTGGATAATTGGGTCTTGTAGTTTTTGCTGTGCGGCAGCCTGTGCGGCCTTGGCTTGGTTTTCTTGCGTAAGTTGTTGCCCTGCCTGAGCTAATAGACCCGCTAGCTTCACCTCAAACTCTTCCGGCATTTCTTCGTTTGGCGCATTAAGCGGTACACCCAACTGCGCTTCCATCTGCTGGCGGTATTGGAAAGCTACGTGTTCTGCCATGTGTGCACTTAAAGCCGCCATAATTTGCTGCGCTGCTGGGTTTTGTCCAACAAACGCCATAATGGACGGGTCTTGCATAAACGCTTGGTGGGTAGCAATGTGCGCCGCATGGTCTTGATAAATAAAAGCTTTTATCGGCTTACCGACTAGCACGTTCATGTTCTCGCTTACCGGATCGGAAGGCTTGATATCATCCTTAGTAGGCACTAGCTTGTCGGCGTTCTTGATACCCAAGACCTCAATCATCTGGCGATGAAGCTGTGGAAGGTCGTAGATTTGTGGGGTGGCCTGTGCCATCTGCAACACGGTTTGGTACTGGACCACTCGTTGGGCCATCGTGCTGCTATTAGGATCACTGACAGGAATAACTTCCACCATAGCGTAGTCGGCTCTACGAGCACGAGGTTCACCACGGTCAGGCACGTACATATACTCTTCAGGCGCGTACTCAGCAATGATCTTTCTCAGGAGTTTAAATTCCTGCTTCATTGAGTAGTGCACCCTAGATTGCACCGCAGCCATTGGCTTAAGGGTACGCTCTAGTAGAGCAAGTGTTGTTCCAACAGGTGCGTTAGCACTCATGTCGGATATGTTCATGTCTGAGATAGCGCCCAAACGTCGGCCTTCTTCTGTGATCTGCTGCAATAATGCTAGCAACGTCTGAGAAGGTTCTTTGTAAGGCAGCGGCATGATGTTATCGCGGATGCTGCCAGAAGGCACATCTACATCACGGAATTCGCCCGGACCAATCGGTGTGTCGTCGCCTTTAACTCGTAGTCCGCGAGATTTGAGACCACCGGGGAGATTGGATAGGGTTCCAGCGTCCACGAGTTGACGGATAATACTAGTGCCAGCTTTAGCATAACCACCAATAATATGAATGAGGCCGAGTCCATAAAATCCAAATCCGGGGACGTACGCATAGTGTACGAAATGTTGACGTTTTAGCATCAAAGGGTCGTCAAGATTCCAGTTACGTCGTATAGCTAGAATCTTGCCTGTACCCTTCTCAAGCGTTACCACATAAGGCTTTGCGATCTGCAAGTCATCGTCTTCGCCTTCAGTATCCACACCGTCAATAATTAGGTCAGCATGAACCTCAAGTATGGTGTAACGGTCGTCTGAAGTTAACGATATGCCAGATTGCTCTGCTTTTGCCTCTTCTATATCCGTAAAGAAAGATACTGGATCACCTAATTCTATTTCTCGATAGAATCCAGCAGCTTGAAGTTTCACAACTTCGTTCTTTGTCTTGCGCATGACGTGCGTAACACGCTCCGCTGACTCAATGTTAGAGGCACCGTAAGGTACGATTACATCTTCGGCTGGGATATACAAGGCAGTTTGACGGCCCATATTGGGATCATAGTACACCTTTTTAAAGGCAGAACCGGCCAAACCAAGGCTATACAACAGCCTCTCATGTTCAGGGCGATATTCTACCATAACCTCAGTTAATTCATAGTTCATATCCGTTTTTACACGGAGGGCTGCGTCTTCTTTCTCCCTAGTTGCTTCCCCAAGTATTTTAGTCTTAACAGGACCAGCAGCGGGAAAAGTCTCGCTCATAGCCTCAGCTTGAAAACGAATAGCGGCTTCCGCCAAAATGTTGCTGTATACGCCACAGGCGTTTTCCCAAGGCTCGGTACGTTCTTCGTACTTCATCCCGAGGACATCAAGCCCGGCAACGTAGCTGTCTGCCCAATCACGACGAGCTGCTGTATCCCCATCAATGGCTTCTTCTAAATCCCCAGATATTTCTTGTAGCTGTTTATCGTCTAAGTACTCAGCAAGGTTGGCATCGAAGGGTGCCATATCTATGTCTTCGTTTTCTTCTCCGAAGCTGATCTCAACACTGCCATCTTCAAGCTCTACCATGACAGGCATGTCTTCATCAGTAGCGATAGCCATCTCGATCATGGCGTCGGGTTCACCCATATCGCCCACCAACTCTTCATCAATGCCTTCGGGCATTCCGTATAAACCTTTCTCAATAGCCATTAGTAGTACCCGCCTCTGCGCCTTCTAAACATAGGGTCTTCATCCTGTTCGTCCGAAGGCAATCTTATGAACCCACCTTTTCTGAACCGCGCTAACGCAAGAGACACGGAGTCGACATAGTCATCGTGTTCTCCCGCAGGGAAGCTTGCGACTTCATCAATCACTTCTTCCGCCCAAGACCTGTTTGGTGCCCAGACCATCCCAGACGCAAACATGTCAGATACCGCGTTCAACCTTGTAATCTTGTCGTTACCCTTTGTGGGGGTAAATTCCTGCGCCGGTATACCCATCGCGCGCATCTCGTAGATGAGGGGAGACCCCGAAGCCTTCTTCTCAATAATTAAGGAGTCCGGTTGCCACTCGTCGTACTGCTCTACCGTTGCGCGTTTGAGCGTAGGGAACTCCATTCTATCCCGAAAAGCGTTTAAAAGTATAAGGTTAGACCGTTCTATCCCATCTTCATCCACTTGGTAGAACACCCCCCACGTCGTACAGGCCGAATAGTCCGACCTATTAGTCTTTTCAAACGCTGTATCCCACGCCTGTACTATAAAATGTACGTCAGGTGGGTCGTCTTTCTCCCAAGTTCGCCACCATTCTCGCTTAACAATAGCCGAAGACTCAGAAGTAGGCTGTTGTTGGTACTGCGCCATCCATTTACTGTTGGGCAGTTCCTCTTTTAGGGCTGCTAGCTCCTCTGGAGGCCAAAACTCGGGCCATAGCGGGTTACCCGAAGGCATAATTGCAGGAAATTCAATGACTTCCCACTCTTCCCCGCCCCTCTGGGCCGAAGATTTAAGTACCCGCGCCGTCAAGTCCCTAAGAGACCACCGGGTCATTACAACAACAATGGCTCCACCCGGCTGTAGACGCTGACGAGGGCCTGATGTGTACCACTCGTAAGTTTTGTCGTATATATCCGGGTTTATTTCAGCTAGCGCTGCCTCTTGTTCCGAGTGCGGGTCGTCAATAATAAGCAAATCCGCACCTTTACCAGTAACCGCACCACCCACACCTATCGCAAAGTAGTCACCCCCTCTACTGGTGTTCCATCTTCCCGCCGCCTTTGAGTCACTTTGTAGGGTCAGCTCAGGAAAAATGCTCTGGTATGTCTCCGTATCGACCAAGTTACGTACTTTACGACCAAAACCTACTGCCAACTCAGCGGTATGTGATGTTTGTATAATCTTCTTGTGGGGAAATCTCCCCAAAAACCAAGCAGGTAAAAGATAACTAGCAAACTCAGACTTAGTGTGACGAGGAGGCATATTAATAATAAGGCGCTTACACTCGCCATTAGCCACCCTTTCAAACGCCGCAGCCATAATCGCATGGTGTCTTCCTGATATGAACGTAGGCCAAACCGCCCCAACAAAATCAATAAACCTAGTCTGCGACTTCTTTCGACCTTGTAACTTCTCTAAGTGTGATAGCTGGGCTAGCAGTTGTTCTTGTTCTGCCTGAGAAAGCAGTGGTAAGACAGAAGGAATGTCTTTTAACGAAATGTTATCAAAGGGAGATGTCGGGTTCGTCATCTTGACTCTCGTCCTCTGCTAACTCTTCAACTTCCTCAATATCATCATAAAGCCCAAACTGCGACCCTAAAGCCCTACTGGTTTTTGCCACACCCAGCTTAGCGTCTATTTGCTCTGTTATGGGCACGGTGTCTACCACGCTCGCATTTAACAACCTTTTGACTCGGTCCTTAATCGCTTTCTCTAAGTCGTCAGCGTCTTTGTAGTTTACAGTTATCTCACTACGCTCAGTAAATATACCAATGTCACTATGCTTACCAAGCAGCTCAAGTGCTTTAAGTTCGTACCGGGCATCACCGCAGTTAGCGATCTCCATTAGTTTGTTCGTAATAGCCGCACGGGCCGCAGCCGCATCCATAGCAAGTTGTTGACCATAGGTACGCAGGAAAGCCGCCGCAGCGAAGGCAGTGTTAGGTTCTTTTAGGTTAGCTGGCTTTTTAGCCTTGGCGACTGCGTCAAGGAGTTCTCTTTCCTTAGCAGCGTCTTTTTCAGACAAATCTAGGGGTGCACCTAGCTCCACTTGCAGTTCCGCAGTGTTGCCGGCAACGGCCATCTCTTCCAGCAGAGTGTTTGTTTTTTCCGCTGTGGTGTCGTAAGGAACAGGGTGCTCCTTAGTTGGCTCTATTTTTACAACAGACATATTGTTTTCGCAGGTAGTTACACCGATGTGGGGCAGTGTAAGTCATTGTTATATAAAAGAGCAAGGGCTAAAAAATATAATAGGGTATGCAAATAGAGTATTTAAGTAACCTTGACGGGGGGTGTTTCCTGTGTAGAGGGGGTGGGGTGCGAGGTAGACGGTGTATAAAAATAGGGGGTGGGGGTAAATTGCAGTTGCAACTGGGGGAATTGCAGTTGCAATTAGGTAAGCTATTGATTTAATTAGAGTTTATGTAGTGGAGTTGTGAAAGTGCGTGGTATTTTGTGCATATTAGTAAGTATAGGGGACGCTAGCATTTTTTTGTATTTCGGGGGGTAGGGGCGGGAGTGGGTCTGGATTTCTGGGAATCCCTAGGTTTCGGGGTCCGGCTCGGATTGTCCTAAGTTTTCTCTGGGCAAAAAAAAGCCTAGCTGATTAGGCTAGG